GTTGCCCCGGGGATATGTGGGAGCCAGCTTGCCGATGATTATCAGTAATCTGGTTTAAATAGGCGGTGGGACCCTTTGCTAAGTGGTCATCACCTCCTATATGAAGGAATCTCCAGTCCCGATAGGGAGCTGGTTCATCCTTATAAAGGAATTCCTCTGCATTAATATGCTCGAGGAAGGACTTTTCCTCAATCGATAGATTGAGTAGAGTTAATGAGGGTTTGGCGATAGCCTCACCCATCATTATTCCAACCTTGGATAACACTGATGTGTCGTCCTGGAAAAGAACTAGTCTAGGTCCAATAGTCCCTAGAACTAGTTCTATATACTCGGTGGACATTGCTATGTTTGCACCTTGTATAAACCCTCTGAGGATGGCTTTCGTCAATCCCCATTGTTGAGCATTGGTAGCGTCCTTTAGGTCACTACTCAATACTGCATGCCCTTTTGGGAGCGATAGCTCCTTCATACGGCATAAACCCTTCACAGCTTCCCAAGTTTGATCCTGTCGGTGAAAACTCGAGAAGACAGAAGGGTGATACTTCACTGCGTCTATGAGTACATGGGCGAGTGGAGCTTGTAATATGTTCAGCCAATAGTCTGACAATGTTACATAACGTGCTTTGTTCCCCATTTCTGGGACGACCTCAGCACGTAATACTGGTGTAGGCATAAGCTCTCGCCATGCCACATACAGTATCTGAATTCCGGTGTCTTTATCAAGACCCCTGAATCTTCCAGGTTGTTCCTTAATAAAGGTCCATTCCTGCAAAAAGTCGTAATCCTGCTGGACTACTTCTTTTCTAAACAGTGTTTTCCATAGGGGTATTCCCGCTATGTGCACTGCATCCCCGAACGGAGTTTTCTCCACTAGGGTTTCAGTTGGTACAATGAGAAGTATTCTTTTCATTGCTTCAACAACGGCAGCAGCCTGTCCCCCACAGGAGATAGGTGAACCGTACTCCCCGGAGGATGTCACAGATATGTGGCATTCACCAGGGTTTAAGACAGGCCGAATCGTTCGACAGATCGATCCGACCCTTCTTGCAGCCGCAGACATTTCAAATATGAATTTATCTGTTGGCTGAAAGTCAGAGGAAAGCACTTCTTTGAAGGCTTTCCTTGCCTTAAGCTCAGTCTTAGCTCCCATATATGGAAGCTGTCGACTAGAGATCAAATGAGATAGCCTCTGCAATAGCAGCTGCCCCCTCATTCCACGGAGTAAATCTCTAACGAAATTTAGTCCGTTCAACCTTTTGAAAATATTATTTTCAGC